CAACCTCACCATTTCCTAAGAAAATAATTTTTGCTTCATTAAGTTCCTCCGTATCCCCTACCATCGAGTCGAAATAAGGCTTTGCAGAGTCTTCTCCTCTTTCGATAATTTCAATAGGTGGAGATATTAAAGGGTTCCCCTTCAGGTTGATAATTCTTTTGTTAGTGTTTTCTCTGTTTTTAGAGGAAAAAATAAAATTGTTTGCTAATTCCCTTGGGATATCAACAATATTATTGTTTGACAAGTTAACATAGACCAATTTATTGCTTTTGGTTAATGGTTCAAGACTTTCAATTTTATTTCCTTGAAGGATTATTTCTGTTAAATTAGGAAACTTTGATATAAAGTCGAGACTTTCAATTTTTGATGTTGTACAGAATAGAAAATTCAAATTCATATGACACCAATCTGATTCTACATCATCTATCATTCCACCCTTAAGGTTGAGACGTTTAATATTAGGGAAATAATTTAATAATGATAACTTAAATGGTACCTTACCTTTATTCTTGTATATGTAACGAAAATTAATAGATTCTAAAGTTGGTATAACTTTTGTTGTTTCTAATTTAACATCATTTAGTATTTGTATATTCTCAAGGTTTGATGTGTCTAGATTATCTAAGTTTATAATGCCAGTTTCACTATTATACAAGCTTATTGAATTTAATGCAGGACCGACTGTTTGCGGTTCAGAAAAATCAAGAACTCCACTAACGTGACGTAAGTTTGGACATCCAAAAAGATCATTAATGTTTGTTTTTTGTGAACAGCTAAGGAAATAAAGCTTAGTCAAGCGCAACTTATTCAGGTTCGTAGTATTATTTGTTTTTAACGTCAGAAGCTGTAAATTATGAAAGTTATTAATAACTTCTATATCTATATTGTTAGCAGTGACTGTTAATGACGTCAGCGATCTTGCTGATTGGCTTAGACTATAAAAAATATCATTGGATAGGTTAGTTAACGAAAGTTGAGTTAAGAATGGAAATTCAATCTTGACGTAGTCTTTAAATTCGCCTGATTGATTTGTTAAAGCTAAGTTCACTTGGTTTGGACAGCTCGAAGCTAGGTCTATATCGCAAAATTCATGTGAAATATGGACGACATGGTTTTGAATATTTAAACTTTCAATTAAATCAATTAGTAAGTTAATGGATTTGTTAGATATTGACGACTGAACTTCAATGGAAATATATTTTTTGTTAAATACTTTGATTTTTGTCCTGTCAATGAAATAACTTTCGATTATATTGGACATTTCCTGAATAAATAAGTCAGATTCGGGCAAGTTAATATATTCTATATAAAATTCTTCGTTATATTCCCTTGAAAGGGTTTTGGCTATACTCTCTATTTCATTAATACTTAATTCGTCTAATTGTTCTAAATTATCTGCCACTTTCATTGTTCTCTAAATATATATATTAGGATTGCGATTATAATAACTGACGCGACGGAAACTATTTTGATGTCATTTAATTGGCTATGCTTCTAATTCATCTTCAAACGTATGTTCTAAGCCAAAGTGATCGCGCCAGTAGCGTTGCTCTTCTTTGCTCATGTCATAGCGGTTAATGAACGCAACCCAATTAACTGGGTCGTTCAAGAACTGGCGCAAATGTTCCTTTGCTCCGAGTAATTCAAGCGCATTGAGTTGAAGGCTCATGCGGGGTTGTCCTTTTGTGATTCTTGTGTAGTTTTGTTTTTTTCTGACGAGAGTAATCGGTCGAGAATCTTCTCGTAAATTCCTTGGACGCTATCAACGGAAGAAGAATCTACAAAGTGGTCTCCTCCGTGGAAATAATGTTTGGTCAGTTCTTTCTTGACGTTGTTTCTATCCGCACCTTCGAATTCTGCTAAGTAGCCATCGATGGTTGCTAGTTGAATACCTTTTTGGCGATAACGTCTTTCATCGGTTCTGTGTCGTGCTGATTCCCTTAGTAAATAGAATGCGGGCGCTGAACCAACAATTAAGAAGAATGAGCGAAGTAAGATTAGCGTATATTGTGGAACACCATTTTTATCAACCAACGCTTCGTAGTCGAACGTTGTCAAAAATAAGAAGATAGAAAGCAGTAACCAAGAGACCCCAAAAATTCGAAGCTTATCGGCAGACTCTTTTTCTATAGTTGCTTGAGCGATACTTGCATCCGCAAGAGCATCCGAAGATATAAATTTGAGGGTTTTTCTCAAAGCTTCGTTGAGCAGGCAAAATTCGTTAACTTCTTGATTCACCCTTGTAGACAAGCTAGAAACTTCTTTTTGAACAAGGCTTAAAAGTCTATTGCTATCGTGTTCTAGGTGGTCAAATACAGATTTTCTCTTTATTTCTAGGGCATCATCTATTTGTTTAGCTGTCTGTTCTGCTAAGTCAAGTCGCTGAATGTTTGCAATTTCTTGAAGCTTAATCTGAGTATCTGATGACACATTTTCTAGTTTTTGAAGAACTTCTGACTCTAGCTTCTTAACGTTGTTTGTTAATCGACTAAATTCTCTTTCTGAACGAGTGTGGAAACTTTGCTCTACTTGGGTAATTGAATCCTTAGTTTTTATAAGATCTTGGTTTAACTCTTTTTGTCGAGTTTTTAATTGATTAACTAGACCTTCAATTTCATTTGAATCTATAGTATTAGCGGTGTCTTTTAACAGCTTAGCCAGTGGTGAGACTATTGTTTCAATATAAAGCGTTGCAAAAGGGTTCTTACGTCTTAAATATACATCAACCGAATCCTGTAGTTGCTCGTATGATGCTAAGTCACATGTCAATGTAGTCTTTTTCGTATTAAGCAAACTAGAAATAGAATTTTCATTATCATCATCGGTACGAATTACTTTAATATCTTCAATTTGAGGAGATATAGAGTCGACTAACTTACTAAGTTGGTCATTAAATTTCACAGTCGGAGGATACTGCGACGGGTTAGGTTTCACATTATTGATAAAGTTTTGTGATTCCTTTGCCAGTCTCGTAAGCTCAACTGCTTCATAGGTAGAAAGTCTTCTTCTTATACTTACCGCCATCAATCCTTCCTCAAAGTCACAGCAACGCGCCCAACTACCTTGATGTCTTCTTCTGCCACTTCAACAGTGCTGTCACCAAACACCACAGCAAGTTTTTTACCTGGTAAACGTTGGATGTGGTTGATCGACAGTGTGCCATCGATATCAATCAGGTATTTCCCTGACACTGGGTTGGTTGAGCTTTTATCAATCAGATAAACAGCGTCGTTCGTTTCAACTTCAATAGTGGATTCAGCTTTCAGGTTAAAGCTGTTCATTCTTCGCATTGCGTAAGGCAGTGTGCCAGTGTCCAAAAGCTCACCATTGGTTAGGCAATAGCTTTTGATAATCACAGAGCTTTGCTGAGGATTTGTAGCTTGTTCGGAAATGAATACTCTTGGCTGTTCTTCAACGACTTTGACTTTACTTCTATCTTCAGGTTTAAGCGCAAGTTCAGCCATAGGAATACCTAAAGCTAAATGGGCTCTAACCATTAATTCGTGCGAAGTTCGGTCATGAGTGTTCCATGTGCTAAATGTACTCTTTGGGACGTCATATACGAACGCCATTTCCTGAAAGTTCTTACACCCAGTCAATCGCTTTAAATTCTCAGTGAAATCAGAACCTTTTAAGTAGTCAAATGGTTCTATTTTTCGAATACTCATGCCTTTTAGTTCTCATATTCGAATTATTTCATCATTTCCTATTGAAAGTTCGCAAATGACGATCAATAATCCTTGTGTTCAATAACTGCGCCTAGATAACCACAAATAAGCGCCAATTCATAAGGATACCACCATGGCCAGCATACAAATAGCCATAGATACACCCTATGTGACTAAACGTGAATTTCTTCGAAGAACAGGTATGACGTCGTCTACCTTCGACAACCTGCGCAATGCAGGCCGCATCCCCGTAATGGAGAAGCCTTCAGCCAAATCAACCGTATTGGTGAACCTGTATAAGTGGGCCGAGCAAGCCGCGCTTCAGCAGGTTTAACCATGCGCCTTTCCCCCCTGATTCCAACCAAATCTTACTGCCCGCTCTGGCTTCATTTGTTCGCCTGGGCAGTCATTTGCATTCCAACGTTGCTATAAGGATTGTCAAACATGGACGCGAACATCGCCATGTGCAGTTTACGTAGTGCCAAACAAAACGCGTTTGACGAAGCGTGCTGCGCATTTGCAACCAACCACAACATGGCTTCACTGGCCAGAAAGATGGATATGGGCGAAACCATGCTGCGTAACAAGCTCAACCCCGAGCAGCCGCACAAACTTTATGCCATCGAGCTGGCGTGGTTGTGTCATCACTCTGGCGACTACTCCATTCACAACGTTCTTTATAGCGACTTGGGCACCGTGACCGTGGCGCTGCCACCGGAATCAGAACAGAAAAGCTTCATTGAGCGCACGTTAATGAACAACGCGTTCAGCGGCGAGCTCTCTGGCGATGCAATGCAAATGTGC